CGGCGTTGATCTTATTGATCTGCGCCGAGGACTGATCTACGACCTTAAGTGTTGCCTGCTCGACAAAACTAGCCATTAACGAGGCTTGCCTCCGGCAAGAGTAACCCGGTTCTTCATTTCCTGATTATGAATCTTGAGAAAATTAGATAGACGCAGCACCAATTGCCGTATCGTCAACACCCGCAAGTCGCCAGCTGAAGCCGAATAATAACGATAGTGCTCAATTCGCTCCGTCACTCGGATGGCGACCCGAGAAAACGCGGCAACACATCCCGCGCTATGGTGACTCCGTCGGCAACTGTGATCAGATCGACCGCCCAACTCGGCAACCTGGTCAAGGTCGAGCCCAGAGGCTTAGCCACTGTCGCAATCAGCAATGAAGCTTGTTGCACCGAAAGATCCGCCGCCAACACATCTTCAATATCACCGTAGGTATGTGCGAAGAACTCAAGTTCAGTGATAGGGGGCTTGCCTTGTACCGTAATCGGCGTGCCTAGCTCATAGATGAGCGCCTTCTCGATACCGTCACCTTCACTAATGATCTTACCGACTGTGCCTTGGCTATCATCCAGCCGCGCCACAATGCTTCGTGCTGCCGAGATTGGCAGTGCCAGAATATCATTAGGGTTGATGGCGACCGCTGAATTGCCAGCGTAGTACGTAACCTGGCGATGCATCCGCAGGCGCTTCAAGCGCGCCTCGAAGGTTTTTGGCTGCGTTGTTGAATTCGCCGTTATGACGCAATCTACCAACGCAGCAAACGTCAAAGGCTTAACCGTAGCACCGTCGATCAGCTTATCACCGAGCTGAAAGCTGATCGGGATCTTGGAGCCGTTGAGCTGCTTGAGATCAGTCACGGCTTACGCTGCCACCGCGAAGGTCGCCGGAATTTCATTCGGCGTGCTGTCGAGTGTGCCTTGCGGGAGCATTTCATCGATCTCCCGAAACGCGATCGTCAGCTTGGTTTCGTGCGTATCGGATTTCTCTTCGCCGGTCCCGGTACCTTTTGCTGCCGAGTACACGAGACCGTTGAAGTACTCGACCTGCAAATTAACGTCACTACACCCCTGATACATACTCAAGGGAATACGGAGATCGCGGATAACCGAAATCTCGACCTCCGGGTTGGTAGGTTTACGGGTCACGTAGCCGTGTGGCAGCGGCTCATTCTTGTAAGGGCACAATCGCCACGTCGGCAGCGTGTCGCTCGCCAGGACATGGGCAATCGGACCATAGACTGCGTCGGTGTCGCAGTCGTGGAAGGTCATGAGGATGTTTTTCACGCCGACTTGATTGTCGCAGGTCAAAGTTGCCTCCTGAGCGTCTCGGGTTGGAACGAGTCTCCCTTATGCAGGGAGACCCAAATCACGTTCAGCGGCGCACCGGTTGCCCCGGACGGCCTGCCTGCTGTTGCGGCGCTGGTGCAGGCTGCACCGGCTGCTGCCCCGGCCGTGCACCGGCTTGCGGCGGCACCGGCTGCTGCCCTGGCCGGGCACCGGCTTGCGGCGGCACCGGCTGCCCGGAAGGATGCCCGCCACCCGGCAGCGGCTGGCCAGAGACGTGACCCTGCCCCGGTAGACCCTGATCGGCGTGACCGCCACCCAGCAGCTCGCTCACCGTGCTGAAGCGGTAGCAGAGGTCGGGCTGAATACGAGCACCCAAGCCTCGCCAGTCGGAAGCTGGCTGGCTTGGCCGCCTTGACCGCCAGGAAGACCCTGGTTCGGACGACCGGGCTGCTGCCCGGCCGGGAGCTGGGCCGCATGGCCAGGGCTCTGTCCCGGCTCAGGGACCGGGACCGTGATCGTAATGAACGCTTGTGACATTCGTAGTCTCCTTGGGGTTTCCCCGTGCAGAACCGTTAGCAGTTGCTCAGCAACGCAGGCTTGGCGTTGACGATGATGTTGGAGATGCGAACCGGCGGCCGGTAGACAAAATCGATCCACAGCTTGCCGGGAATACCCTGACACTTTGGCGCGATCTCGAAGTCGGTGCGCAACTGGATGTCCTGGTCGATGTTGTCGAACTCGGAGAACAGGATGCCGATCTGCGACTTCGCCCAGGCCCGGAACTGACCGAGGATCAGCTTCGGATTGGTGCCGCGGATACCCTTGGGGATCTGGGTGTTCTTGGTGAACAGCCCAAGCCCGATCACCTGATTGAGTGCGATCGCCGCGGAGTCCGCCGTCGCCGCCGCCAACCGCCGCGAGTTGGTATTCCACCAGGTCGCGTTCAGCCGCCCGTTCTCGTCATAGCGGTTGTTGGTGATGTCGTTGACGATCATCGGCGAGGTCAAAGTGCCAGTGCCGCCGGAAAGCGGAACGGTGACCACGAAACCGGTCGCCTGCAAAAGCTGCTGCTCGTCGAAGGTGAAGCACTGGAAGCAGCTCTCCGGGATCTTGACGCACGCCAGCACGCCAAAATTCGGCCCTTGGATCGACATCTCGGGATTGTCGACCGTCGAGCAGCACGACAGCGCGGTGTAGCCTGCCACCTTGAGCCAGCCCAGCGACGGATCGCTGAAGCAATGCGCCAGCCGGGAGACTTCGGCCGAGTTGGTATCGGCCGCCATGATCTGGCCGAGCGTACCAGTGTTGTACGTGTAGCCGTGGCCGAAGCACTGCGGCTTCTTGCAGTCCCAGGCGCTGGCGATGTACGCGATCATCGCATCCTGCCAGCGCACATCGTCGTACAGCATGCCGATGCAGCAATAGCAGCACTCACCGAGGATTGCGGCGTAGTCGATCGAGGCCGTGACGCCCTGTGCGCCAAACGTCGGCTGGCCCACCGCCATTACAACGTCTTTCGGCGCGTAATCGCGGCGCTGATGCCAGTTGTAGATCGGGTTGAGCCCGTTGCCGACGGTGCCCGCATTCTTGGCGGTCAGCGTGACCTGACCGGTGACGGTCTCTACTGTCACATCGAACGGAAACCCGGCTTCCATTTGCAGCGTAGTCGCCACTGCGACACCGATCGCATCCGGGGTCATACTCTCGAAGATACGGGTCGAGCTGTTCCAGCGGCCGTCGCCCATGAACAGGTCGATCCGGCCGTCGGACGCCGCGTCACCGGTGAACGTCAGCGTGTACACCGCCTTGACGGTCGCTCCGACGCTGGCGTCCTTGTGCGGGAGCGCGAAGAACTCCATCGCCCCGTTCGGGCAGCACAGGAACCCGGTCTTGAGCCCTTCTGCGATAACCGAGCCTTCGCCGAACAGCAGATCGACATCGCGCAGCGACGGGATCTTGATCAGTTCGCCGTCGTTCGCAGTGCCGGTGTCGAGCATCTGGCCTTCCAGCAAGATGCGGCACTTATTCGGGTATGCATTTAATGAGGGGTCAAAGCAGATGCGGATTGCACCGCTTCGCAAGCTGTCGATGCTCATCTCGTCATCTCCTGTTACGAGTGAATGTTAGCTGGCGTCTTTCGGCCGGTTCGGCATGCCGTGCGGATGATCGCTCATCTCAGGTGTCGAGTGCCGCCGCCGGTCCCGGCGGCCCTGATGCTGTTCTCCTTCTGGCGGCGCTTCACCGCCTTCGATCTCGATATCTTCCCAATGGTGAGCCAACCTCCGCATATACGGATCGTCGGTTACCGGGATGAACTTGTCGGTTGGAATGACGCGGCCTTGATAGAAGGCCGCACGGCCTTGCTTGGCGCGCACATAGATCATGCTCATTGCTGGCCTCCTGGGTTCAAAGACAGGGATCGACTTCGACGCAATCCGGCGGGACGCAGCCCTCTGGCGTGCAGAGATTGAACGCCGGGGCTTCGTGGATGATCTCGCCGTAGCGATTGGTTTTCGGGCACCAATCAAAATGCGCGATGAACTGAAAACTCAGCACCACGGCAAAATGATCGGCCATGACGTTGAGCGCGCGATAGGCGATGCGCTCTTTGTTTGGCGGTGTCCACTCCACCAAATGAGTCAATAGCTTATCGCGCACGTACTCATAGGGATAGTAAGTCCAGAACGGCGTCTCGCTGCCATCGGCGCGTTTCTGCCGGACCGGTTTCATCCAGAACTCAACGATGAACACGTCGTCGATCGGAAACTGTTCATAGTGATTACGCAGCGGCGGGTTGGCGGTCGATCGCACGAAAGCCGTCAGCACCAACGGCAGTGTCGGCGTGTTCTCCTTGGTAATCGTCATGTCACTGACCGCCAACGCCCGGCCTTCCAGCTCTGGAAACCACTCCTTGATGGCTTCGGCCAGAGCCGGCAGAAAACGGCGTTCGACATATTGCGGCGTGGTCGCGTCCATCAAAGATGTGACCAATATACCCAACGCGCCAACACGCCTTCTGATGCCGCCATCCCTGCTTTGAGCGCATCGTCCGACATCTTGCGGCGAGCCATCTTACTCGTGCCTGAACGCAAATATGCCGAATAGAACATGTTGCTGCCGATGGTCATCTCGTCCG